GAGGACAGGTACATGTATCTCTACTGCATGACCAATCCTCATACCAATCTGTGCGGCTGCTACGAGATCAGTGTCAAGCAGATGGCCAATGAAACGGGCTACAACACGGATTCTGTGCAGCATCTGCTGCGGCGGCTGGACAACTCGCATGATGTGCTCCGCTATGATGCCGGAACGAAAGAGCTGCTGATCCTGAATTGGTGGCGCTACAACTGGACGGTCTCAGATAAGCTGAATAGGCCGCTGCTGAATGAAATCCGCAAGGTCAAGTGCGATCGCTTTCGTGAGTATCTGGCAGCGCGTTACAACGAGCGTGAGAATGTCGCTACCCCCTACGACCCGTCCGCAGACGGAAAGCCTGAAATCCAGCGACACAAGTACGGTGCATACGGATGGGTAAGACTCTCCGATGATGAGTACTCCCGACTGCTGGACGATCTGGGCGAAGAAGAGTTCTTGCGCTGCGTCACCTATCTGGACGAATCGGCCCAGTCCAATGGAAACAAAAACAAGTGGAAGGACTGGAATCTCATGGTCCGCAGGTGTAGCCGAGAGCGCTGGGGCATCCGGAGCAACGGCAACGGCGGCAGGCCGAGCGCCAGTGAATCGGCGATGGACGACCTGCAGCAGCTCCACCAGATGTACGCCAGCGAGGAAAGCCTATGACGCACAAGGAAATGAGCGAGATATTCGCCGTGATGCTCCTTGCCTATCCGAATGCAGAGGTTTTCAAGGGCGGCATCGCAAAGCTCGGCCCTACCATCAATCTGTGGGTGACCTGCTTGCCGGAGATCGACTTCTGGACGGGGCAGCAGGCTGTTGTAAAGTTGGTGCGCGAGTGTAAATTCCCGCCGACTATCGCAGAATTCAAGGAAAAAGCCGAAAAGGTGCAGGCTGAAGTGAGGGCGCGGATTGACCAGGCGTGGAATTACCTCAAGCTCGATATGGGCCTTGGGAAAACGCCGGAGGAGGCTGTGGCAAGATTGCCGGAGGGAACGGATATCAGGCGCGTCATTGAGGCTATGGGTGGCCCCTCTCGGTTGATTGCAACAGGAGAGCGCACCTTTGGCGACGGCACCGTAAAGACATACGAGTATTACAACTACGACGGTTTCAAGTCCGCATATGAAACGATCATCCGGCAGACAAGCGCGCTCAACAGCGGGCCGCGCAAAGCGGTCGGGCCGGGCATGAAGCAGATAGGAGGGAAAACATGAAACGAAGAAGAAAAAGGAGGGCTTCGCCGGCGCCGCTTATCTGCCTGCTCGCAGTTTTAGCCTGCATCGTAGCTCTCCGCATTAGTGTCAGCGAGGAAACCGCAGCGTCAGCACAAATGACCGGCAAGTTAGAAAACCCAGCAACGACAGCACCTGTCCGGCTTTTAGAGGTAGAAAAGACCGAGGCTGAACAAGTTACCTGGGCCGAAGATCGTCCCGCCCGTGCAGCTCGGTATGTCAACATCGAAATGACTGACGAGGAGCTGGCAGAGCTGGCTGCGGTCGTATTCCTCGAAGCCGGCAATCAGAGCGCCGAGGGGCAGCAGGCCGTTGTCGAAGTCGTTTTCAACCGCGTGCTGCACTCCGCTTTCCCGGACACAGTACACGATGTGCTGCACCAAGGAGAAGACGGCGATGTTCCCCAGTTCTCCACCATCTACGCGGTCAGCACCGCGACGCCGACGCAAGCGCAGTATGACGCCATCAACGGCGCTCTGTATGGAGATACGATCCTTGACGCCGACGTGGTTTTCTTCTCCCGCAATGGAGAGAACGATCGCGTATGGGGGCAGATCGGAGATCACATCTTCTGCCGCGAATACATCTGGAGGTAACGAGCATGACGCGAAAGAGATTTCGGCAAGCCTGTGGCATCATCGCCGCGCTCGGCTTCCTCCTGGTCCTCGGAACTGCCGGCGCCAGCGATTGCGACCTTATCCCCATGAGCCAGATACTCCGGCAAGGTTGCATCGGGCTTGGAATGCTCGCCGGCGGGCTATGGCTGGGAGGGTATCTCTCATGACTGTGAAGAAAGACCCGAAGCGCCAGCTGCTCGGCAAGATCGCAAAAGCCCGCGGTAAGCAGTTTGAGAGCCGCATCGACGATTCCTTTGCCTACTACGCGCAGAAAGGCTTTGCGATCATCGAAAAGACGCCGGAGCCGATGCACCCCACGAAAAATCTCGGCAATGGCAAGTTCATCGCCTACTACGAAAAGCAGGCACAGCCGGACTATAAAGGCACCATCAAGGGCGGCAGGACGGTCATGTTCGAGGCGAAATTCACCGCCGCCGACCGAATGGAGCAGAGCCGCGTCCTCCAGAGCCAGCAGGACTATATGGACAGGCATCAGGCGCTCGGTGCTCGCTGCTTTGTCATCGCCGGTTTCAGCTCCGGCATGGTCTATTGCGTCCCTTGGGACATCTGGAAGACCATGAAAGACCACTTCGGCCGCAAGTATGTGACGGAGGCCGACTTGGAGAAATATCAAGTGCAGACGGCGTGGAATGGCACGCTGCTTCTGCTCAACTGAATTGAAAGGAGTTACCACCATGAGCGAAATTTCCATGTATGAAGCCCAAAAGAAGAAGATGCAGGGCCTGTGCGATGAGCACGATCTCGTCTATCGCTTTGAAAAAGACAGATACCCCATCATCTTTACCATCAAGCCCGTACAGGGCATGGACGCACAGATTTCCATGCTGGAGAACGTCGAGGAGGTCGGCTACCGCAGCCCCGACGCCTCCATGTCCTGGATCTTCGAGGACGGCGGTCTGGACACGAAGGTAACGGGCGGCACCTTTACCATCAGCAAGACGCTCCGCACCAAGATTGAGTCCATTCTGGTGAAGATGATCACCTACTGGCAGCAGTATTTCTTCCGCGATGTGCTCGAAAAGGGTGCGCTGCGTAGCGGCCTCATGCCGGTCATCGACGAGGACGAGGCGGACGATACCTGCGAAGAGCCGGAGGACGATGAGGATATGCAGGACGAGGACGGCCCCGAGGTTGACCTGGACGACCCCGATATTCAGCAGGCCATTACCATTGTCCGGGCAGAGAACAAAGCGACTGTGGGGCTGTTGCAACGCCGTATGAGCGTCGGCTACGCCAAGGCCGCGCGCCTGCTTGACGCGCTGGAAGAATTGGGCGTCGTCGGCCCGTACGTCGGAGCGGAGTCCCGCGAAGTGCTCCCCACCGACGAGCCTGATGATGAAGAAGGCGGTGAGGAATGATGCCGACCGGGAACGCCAACAAACATACCGCGCATGACCTGCAGCTTGCCGGTCAGATGCGCCGTGAGGACTACAAGACCATCAAGCACATGGACAAGGTGGCGCTTGCGGCTTACCTCAGCCGCGTGTGGAAGCGTGGGTATGACGCCGGATACCAAGCCGCCGTCAAGTCGGCCGCTCCGCAGCTGCGCGAAGCCGCAGAGCTGAAAGCGGCGAACAAGGAGGGCTAAGTTATGGGGAACGCCCTGCGGCACGTCAGAGGGGAAAGTCAGAAGAATATCGTCCGCCTCATAGAAGGGCTGAGCGGGAAGTATTCCCGCTGGGACATCTGGCAGGACTTCATCATCATGTCGGCCATTGCAATCGCCAACACGATGGGTGGTCCGCAGGTCAAGGCCAGGGAGGAAATATACCGCAGCCGCGCAGAGAAGTATTCCGCTAAGGAGCTGGAAGTCTTTGCGGATATGCTGTTTGAGGTTGTAGCCGAACTGGAACGCGACCAGGAGCAGGATTTCCTTGGTGAGCTTTTTATGGCGCTCGGCCTTGGGAACGAATGGAAAGGACAATTCTTCACTCCGTACGATATCTGCAGGGCGATGTCCGCAATTACCTATGGCCCCGATATGGCGGCACGGATAGAAAAGCAGGGTTGGATATCCGTGAGCGATCCCGCCTGCGGTGCTGGTGCGCTGCTGATTGCATTCGCCAACGAGTGCCAGAGACAGCACATCAACTATCAGACCTCGGTACTGTTTGTGGCGCAGGACATAGACTTCCTCGCCGGGTGTATGTGTTACATCCAGCTTAGCTTGCTCGGCTGCCCCGGCTATGTTGTCATTGATGACTCCATCGCGCGGCCGACTACCAGTTATGATGCTCACGGCCTGCTGCCAAAGGACGGCCCGCAGGTCTGGTACACGCCGATGTATTTCCGAGATGTCTGGCATTACCGCCGCATCGGGGCGCAAATGGATCTTCTGTTTCGGAACGCGGCCGAGCAGGCACCGGCGGATCTGCCGGTACCTGCCTCGCCGCCGGAACAGTCTCAACCGCTGGCGGAAACGAAAACCGGCCAGCTCACTCTATTTTGATGGGAGGGAACGGAATGCGGCAGCAGCCGCCTCTCGGGAGCCGGACATGGAAGCCCGAGGAAGAAGATTATTTGATGGAAAAGTGGGGACAGATTTCTGTCCCGGCCATCGCAAAGAAGCTCAACCGTACAACAAATGCCGTCAAGGTCAGAGCGCAGCGTCTCGGCCTGGGCGCGGTGCTGATGGCCGGTGAGTATGTCACTCTAAATCAACTCCTGCTGGCAGTAACGGGAGGAAGCAGCTCCTACGGCTACAAGATGAAAAGCTGGGTGGAAAACAGGGGGTTACCCGTCCATACGAAGAAGGTTGACCGCTGCAGCTTTCGGGTGGTCTACATTGATGAATTCTGGGAATGGGCCGAGCGATACCGCAGCTTCATCGACTTTTCCAAGATGGAACCATTGGCGCTTGGTGAGGAGCCTGACTGGGTAGCCGAGCAGCGCAAGAAAGACTTCGAGGCATACGCCATTCAGAGGAAAGACCCGTGGGGCGAGGACGAGGACTCCCGGCTGAAGATGCTGCTCAGTAAGCACAGGTACTCATGGGCGGAAATTTCCGAGATGATGCATCGCTCTCACGGTGCGATTGCGCGCCGCTGCCGTGACCTCGGCATCAAGGATCGCCCTGTTGCGATGGAACTGACCGGCAAGCGCGGTACATGGAGCAGCGAGGATTTTGAGATACTGGCTGATGGCATTCGCCACGGCGACAGCTACGCTGCCATAGGTAAGGCGGTCGGCCGCTCTGAAAAATGCGTTCGTTCCAAGGTCTACAACGACTATTTGACCGAGAACGCCGATAAGGTGCGAGAAATGCTCGGTGACGGAGCATGGGGAACCGGCACACCGGAGATGGATGTTCGTCACGGCTTCTACATCTCCCGCACTCGTCAGCAGGTCAGGCGTGATTTATCCGTGCTGGCAACGGTCCTTCGTAAGCGCATGAACGATCTCGGCTATGATCCTTACTGGCAGCGGTTTATGTGCATGAATTGGGACGACATTGGCGGATGCTCCGCAGGGTGTACGGATTGCGACAGCTGCACAGCATTCCGGCGCATTCAGCCTCAGTATTGCGCACGGTGCGGCGGCACCTTCTACGAGCGCAAGGAAAACCGCTTCTGTGCGGCCTGCCGCACCGCGAGGAAGAAGCAGGCCCAGCGGCACTGGTGCCGCGTGAACGGCATGAGCCGAAAATAATAAACTGTCCCAGCCGAGGGGCAAAGCTCGGCGTAAGAAAGGAGCGTTTTATGGCAGAAATCAAGTACATTCCGGTCAGTAAACTGTGGAGGCATCCCGATAACCCCCGTAAGGACCTGGGCGATGTGACCGAGCTGGCCGAGAGCATCAAGGTCAACGGCGTACTCCAAAACCTAACCGTTGTTCCGCTGATCGGGGAGATCACGAAGAAGTGGGACGGAGAAAGCTACCGCGTTATCATCGGCCACCGCCGTCTTGCGGCCGCAAAGCTGGCTGGTTTGGAGGAGCTTCCCTGCGTCGTGGTCGAGATGTCGGAGCGGGAGCAGCTGAGTACGATGCTCACGGAGAATATGCAGCGGTCCGATCTGACGGTCTATGAGCAGGCGCAGGGCTTCCAGATGATGCTTGACATGGGCGATACCGTCGAGGACATCGCGGAAAAGTCCGGCTTTTCCGCTACCACCGTCCGGCGCCGTGTGAAGCTCCTGGAGCTGGATAAGGACAAATTCAAGAAGTCCGAGGAGCGCGGCGTCAGCCTTTTCGAGTACATGGAGCTGGACAAGCTGAAAAGCCCGGAGCGCAAGAATGAAATGCTTGATTACATCGGCACCGAGAACTTCAAGTACAAGCTGAAACAAGCCATCAATGATGAAGCTGCAGAGGCGCGCAAAGCCCTATGGGTAGAGCAGCTGAGTACCTTTGCGACGCAGATCACCGACAAGACCGGCTATAAGAGAGTCAATAGCTTCTACACCAACGGAGAAGTCAAAGTGGATCGCCCGGAGGATGCCGATACCATTGAGTATTTCTTCTTCGTCGAAACATGGGGCTATATTGTGCTGATGGTCAAGGATGAGCCAACCGCCCTTACCCCGGAGGAAGAAGCGAAAGAGCGCGA